GCGTAAATCGAAAATTTATACCAATCGTGATCAACAACAACAAAAGATTAAAGCAGTTTATCTCGTCGGCCGATCCGGAAAAGCCCCAAAGAGCTATGGATTTCGTTGTCGATGCTTTCGAACAGTTAGCAACAAATTTTCGCAAATGTGCATCGAGTGGCCTAATTGACGATACGGATCCGTTTCTGTCCAATTTGGTTGTGCACAAGGCATATCAGTCTCACAGCGGCCTGTATCGAGATTATTTAAACATGTATTTGGGAAGAATTGAATTGCAATTTAAAAAGCAAAATATTATTGTAAGAAATTTCAAAGAATTCTTAACACACCTGCTGGGCATGCTAGAGGAGTCTGTGTCAGATTATCCATTCACGAAGACTGCTTTTATAAGATCTAGATTTTGTCCCGTATACACTAATGCCCTTACAATTGAGATCGCCGATGCCGAATATGCAAACGACGACGAAAAAATGAACCAGTTCGTTAATAGCAATAATTGGGATTTTTATGTTAATGCTTGCAAGAACTATGGTTTCATGGTAGACTTACATAGGCCTTGGAGATTGGTGGCAGATATTGCCGGCCCACCGATGCAAGTTTACTCTAAGAGGTATGGTTTGAAAAACACCGACGACATTTTGAACATTAGATATACTGGCGTACAAAATACGTATTTCGAATCGTTGGTGCGGGAACTGCCAATGCTCTACAACAGAGTCCGGAACGACATATATCAAGATCTAGAGGAGTGTGATGGCCGAATTATCACGAAATATCGCAAATCTGTGAGATATTCTCCACAAAAATTCGCAAAAGATTTCCCAGATGCTTACCTTTTTGGCGTTTATATGAAAATTCGCCTAATGGAAGAAGAAGTGAAGCTCCCATACAGCGATGAAAAAATACTACTTGATGAAGCAAATCAGGCTTTTTTGACATCCGGCCCCTCCACCGCGCTTTCATATTTCGAAAGAATTATCAACAAAACATTTGACTGCCAAGGCTCTTTGACTTATATTAGTAAAGATATGTTGAGAGATCAGGACACACTGCATTCGCCGGATCTTCCGGAAGGGGGCGCCGGCGCCCATGGTGTTAGTGTTGGTCGATTTGGTTCCCCGGGCCAAGCGCGCAATGGTGTCAGGCCAGACGAAAAGATAGACATTTCGTAAGTTGGAGTATTTTTGTTTTTTCAGACATTAGACGATAAAGAACAGTGTGTTGGGATATATGCCGATGGTAGACTGTTTTTCGATAGCTTTCCTGAGAATCTAACTCACACTTGGAAACTTACGACAATACATCCGCACGCTGAGGTTCAATCCGCCTGGATTTATGCCTCTGGTGCCTCTCTTTCTACTGTTGCGCCACAGGATTTATCCGAGGCAATCGAGAGTTTAACTCGCAAATTGAGAGCTTACTTGAAGTCCTTTAAATTGGCAAAAATAAATCTTCGCGAACATTGTTTTTTTGACATGGTACCGGAAGATTTTTTGACACAATACTGCGAAATAAAGAACAAAATATCAGAACATGTTTTCAATAATTATTCAAAGCCAGAAAACTATGAACACTTGATGCACACACACTGTCTGCTGCAAAAGATAAAGAACAAGAAGCTGAAGACTGACGCCTCAGATTGCAAAAGTTTGTTTTTAAGCTCAGCCCACCGGAAAACGATGAACAGCCTGCTTTCAGCAGATAATTACATTAACTATAATTTGTTCGGAACAGTTACTGGTCGACTCACAACATTGCCAGATTCTTTCCCGATTTTGACGCTTAAAAAAGATTTTAGAAAGATCATCAAGCCGCACAATAAGTGGTTTGTGTCGCTTGATTACAATGGCGCAGAGGTCCGGACCCTGCTGGCTCTGTCAGGCCAGCAACAACCACATACGGATATCCACCAATGGAATGTGGAAAACATTTTTGGCGAAAAAGATATCGAAAGAGAGGAAGCAAAGACGATGTTCTTTTCGTGGCTATATAATCCCGATTCGAAAACTATTAATACTGAATATTATGATAGAAAAAAAGTACTTGATGAGTGGTATGATGGCGAAAAAATCAGAACGCCGTTTAAGAGGGAGATAGATGTCGACCAAAGAAAGGCTTTAAATTACCTCATCCAAAGCACTACGGCTGATATTGTTTTAGATAGGGCGAGCGCCATCGACAAATATCTATCAGGGAAGAAGTCGTTCATTTCTCACATTGTGCATGATGAGATAGTGATAGATCTGGCTGACGAAGAGCGCTCTTTATTGCCGGAAATAAAGTCTATTTTTTCTAATAACAAGTTGGCAGAATATGTGGTAAACTTAAGGTGCGGCAAGAATTATCTTGACTTGAAGGAGCTTAACATATGATATCAGTAGTCGGCATAGGAAATGGCGCCTCAGCAATTGCTGAAAAGTTTGCAGAAATACCCCAGTATGATGTGTACTTGATGAACGATTCAATATCCAGGAATTCAAAACAGAAGTTCAAATTAAAGAGGCACGATCGACCAGAAGTTTACGAAGACAACATTCCCGATGTTAAAAAGTTTTTTTCAAATGTGCGCGATCAGGTACAAGTCTTTATTGTGGGTTCCTCCTATAGTTCAAATTATGCACTCGGCATATTAGAGCAAATAAGAGACAAGAAGGTTGAAATTTTTTATATCAAGCCTGATATTGAATTGTTAACTGGAACGCCGCGCCTAGTCGAATCGGCCGCTTTTGGAGTGCTGCAAGAATACGCTAGATCGGGATTATTCCAGTCTATCACGATTCTGTCGAATCAAGAAATTGAAAGAACTCTGGGGAATGTCCCAATTAAGAATTACTATGACACGATCAATAACGCCATATTTTCAGCCGTCCACTACCTTAATTATTTCACACACACAGATCCGGAAATCGGGCAAGTGTCAAAACCATCTGAGATCAGCAGGATCAGAACGATTGGTGCACTAAATTTAAAAAATCTAGAAGAAAACTGGTTCTTTCAGCTTGACATCGATCGAGAGCTATGTTATTATATGTGTATAAACGAAGAAAGGCTCGAAAAGGAAGGAACTTTACACAGGAGGCTTGTTGACATGTTGAAGAAAAAGACTTCAAATGCATTTCGAAAAATTTCATATGCAATATATGAAACGCCTCATCAAGACTTTGGGTACGTCGTGGCCCACACAAACGCGATACAAAAAAATAACCTTGACAAGTTAGAACAAGGTTGATATATTAGATATCGAGGAAGGCTCGATATACTTTAATAACCATTAAAAGGAGAAAATAAAATGGGAATTGATATGGAACTTATGCGACGAAAGCTCGCTACATTACGCGGAGAAATGCGGGACTCCGGACAGGCTTCGGTCTGGTTTAAACCCGATGAGGGCGATACGGATATTCGTATTGTACCAACAAATGATGGTGACCCATTGAAGGAGATGTTCTTTCATTATAATGTTGGCGATCACAAGGGCGGAATTTTGTGCCCTAAGCGCAACTATGGAGAGCATTGTGGAATCTGTGAATTCGCTTCACAATTGTGGCGCGAAGGCGTTGATCAAAATGACGAGGAAAGCAAGAAGCTTGCTAAGTCTCTGTTTGTTAGAACTCGATTCTTTTCGCCTGTTGTGGTGAGGGGTCGCGAGGATGAGGGAACAAAGATTTATGGGTATGGAAAGACTGCCTATGAGCTTCTTTTGGGGTATATCCTCGATCCTGAGTACGGAGATATCACAGATGTGCAAGAGGGCACCGATATTACACTTACTTACACTAAGCCCACCAAACCGGGCGCTTACCCGCAAACAAGTTTAAAGATGCGACGAAACACTTCGCCGCTTTTGGAGGATTCAGAGGCCATCCCCGCCCTCCTTGATGGCATTCCTGAGTTTAATTCTCTCTTTGAGAGATTAACCCCAGAGCAAGTCGACGCAATTCTAGACGAGCAACTAGCTGGCAATGGAAGTGCAGAATCACGCTCTCGCGAGACCACTCGATACGATAAGAAAAGCGATGTGGACCGGGCGTTTGATGAGCTAATGGCAAACTAGATTAAACTTGTGATGAGACCGATGGCGCCCCGGTCATGAAAATTGGGCGCCCATTTTTCTATAATAAGGAGAAATAATTATGGAATGGTTGAAAACATTATTGGCTAACTGGAAGGTTAGAATCGCTCTGGTTGGCGGCGCACTTGTCGTTGCAACATCATATGGCACGTGCACGCTCGATCCGCAGGAGGTCTCAGATGCAGGCACATCCACGGAAAGCGCCACAGAGACAGTAGAGGTGTCAACGACCACCGATACTACCAACAGTACCGACGCTGGCGCCACCACCGCCACAACAGGCGAGTAGTATAAGCCGCTGGCAGACCGGTGTAAAGTCTGCCGCTTTTATGTCAGGGTAGAGCAGTTGGTAGCTCGTCAGGCTCATAACCTGAAGGTCGGTGGTTCAAATCCACCCCCTGCTTCCATCTTATTTAAATCAAGGAGAGCAAATGGCTAAAGCCAAGCCGGGTCGCGTTTCGATGCAAGACCTGATGAAAATTGTTAACAAGAAAGCCGGTAGAAATGTCGCACATGACCTAACCGGTGAAAATCCTACCGAAGTCAAGGAGTGGATCTCAACAGGGTCGCGATGGCTTGATTCAATTATCTGCAAGGGTCAAGTGGCTGGTGTCCCAGTGGGGAAGGTTACAGAACTAGCTGGACTCGAGAGCACCGGTAAATCTTATATGGCTGCACAAGTGGCCGCAAACGCCCAGAAAACGGGCAAGATGGTCGTTTACTTCGATTCCGAGTCTGCCATCGACCCGGGCTTCTTGGAGCGAGCAGGGTGCAATCTAGAGCGATTAATGTACGTTCAGGCGTCCTCTGTGGAGTTTGTGCTGGAGACAGTGGAAGAGTTGCTCGGGGCGACTGACGAGCAGTTGTTGTTTATCTGGGACTCTCTGGCCCTGACACCTTCTATATCTGACGTAGAAGGCGACTTTAACCCTCAATCTTCGATGGCTGTCAAGGCGCGCATTCTTGCGAAGGGAATGTCAAAATTAATCATCCCTATCGCCGATAAGCAGGCTACGTTTTTGGTTCTCAATCAACTTAAGACGAATATCCCAAGCGGCCCGAATGCGCGCATTGTTGCTATGACAACCCCCTACATGACACCCGGAGGCAAGGCAATGCACTATTCGTATTCACTGCGTATCTGGCTTACAGGGCGCAAGGCGAAGTCTGCCTTTATCGAGGACGATAAGGGATTTCGAATTGGATCTGAGGTTAAAGTTAAACTAGAGAAGTCTCGCTTTGGCACACAAGGGCGAAACTGCGCATTCCGAATTTTATGGGGCACTGAAGACATTGGGATTAGAGATGAGGAAAGTTGGTTTGATGCTGTGAAGAGTTCTGAGCACCTAACGAGTGCTGGCGCTTGGTATACCCTAAAGATGCCTTCTGGATACGAGAAGAAATTTCAACCATCTAAGTGGACGCAATTGATTCAAACGGATGAAGAATTTAGAAAATATATTTTGGAATTGATGGACGAAGAAGTGGTCCAGAAATTCGACAGAAGAGAGGGGAGCGCAGATCAGTTTTACGCTGATCCGGAATAAAGTATGACAGCTACTGACAAAAAAAGAGTATTAATTATCGACGCACTTAATATGTTTTTAAGAGCATATATTGTTGATCCAAGCCTTTCGATGAACGGGGATCCCATTGGAGGATTTAAAGGATCATTGAAGATTGTGCAAAAATTGGTGCGTATGACAACGCCGGAAGAGATTGTAATAGTTTGGGATGGGCCGAATGGTTCTCGCAAGCGTAGAACATTGGATAAGGGCTACAAAGAAGGCCGAAAGCCGATCCGCCTCAACAGAAGTGTGAAGGCCCTGACGGAGATCGAGGAAGCGAATAACCGAGTTTGGCAGCAAAGTAGAGCGATAGAGTACTTTAATGAAATGCCAATCATCCAAGTTATGCTACCAGAAGTTGAGGCAGATGACGTTATTGCGTACCTTACACAGATGCCCTATTACGATGGCTGGCAAAAGGTGATCGTCTCTAATGATAAAGACTTTTACCAGCTTTGCGACGAAGAGACCATTGTATATCGCCCAACTAGTGATGCAG